ATGGGAATATATCTTATACCACTCTGTGTTATAGTTGCCATTTTGGTAATCGCCTTTTTGTTTGCTTCTTTACAGCAAGTAAAACATAAAACTCGATATATAGTGCTTTATGTAATAGCCATCATCATGCTATTTGCCGTTATTCCTATCAATGAATATTTGACTAAGTTTACGCAAATTTCAAGTGAAGAATACCTGCTTATTTTAATATTCGATATTGCGGTGGGATATTTTTGTATGTACATTGCCGGTTTGCTGAAATTCAATCTTCTTAAACAAAAAAATCAAGCATTAGAAAATGCCTTGACAGAAAAGCAACAAAAAAATGTAAATGCTCTATTAAAGCATCAAAATGAAAAGCAAAAAACACTTCTCAAAGGAGAACTTGAATGGTTAACAGAAAAAATCAAGGTATTTACTGAGGAAGAACAGAAAGCTATTCTTGCCTGTGCCTGCGCATTTGCAGAACATGACTTGATAATTGCTCCATCAATATCTATTCAGCAAAAAGATACGTGTAGCCAGCAAGACCTTATGTATTTTGTTTGTTCTGCTTTTTTCAACATGGGCAAGAAGCGTAATGATATTGTAAGTTTCTTATATAAAGTTTTTCCTATCTATTTTCCTGCTGGAGAAAGTGTATTGGCTAAAAAAATGCCGGGACAGGAAAGGGTAAAAGAGAGAAGAGAGAAAGATAAATAAACAATAATTGATTATCGTTTTGTAAGAGGTATCAATAATAATAACGTGTCATTTTAATGAAGATAATTCATTTTTATGATAAAAAAGAGTAGAATTTGAGTCTAAATAGACTTAGATTACATATAATTTTCGTACTATTGCAGAACAAAATCGTTTCATACATGGCAAATAAAGATATTAATAGGATAAAGGTTGTACTTGTGGATAAGAAAAAAACTAACAAGTGGCTTGCAGAACAATTAGGTAAAGACCAAACAACTATATCAAAATGGTGTACAAATACATCACAGCCAGATTTGGAAAGTTTGATGAAAATTTCTCAATTGCTAGGAGTTGAAATCTCTGAACTTGTTCGATTTGAACATATAAATGAAGATAAAATAAATAAAAGAAGAATAGAATGATTAAGAAACATACTTTTATAGATCTTTTTTCTGGTTGTGGGGGCTTGTCGTTAGGATTTGAAATGGCTGGATTTACAAGTTTGCTTGCTATAGATAATTGGAAAGATGCTTTGACTACATATGCATATAACAGAGAAACAGCAAGAACTTTATGCGGAGATTTATCGACTCTTGACCCATATAAGATAAAGGAGGATTACAATATTTCTAATGTAGATGTTATTATAGGTGGTCCGCCATGTCAGGGTTTTTCGGTTGCAGGTAAACGTATTATTGAAGATGAGAGAAATACATTGTACAAGTCTTTTGTAAAATTTGTAGATTATTTTCATCCTAAAGCTTTTGTGATGGAGAATGTTCCGAACATTCTTAGTATTGGAAATGGTTTGGTAAAAAAATCCATTATCCATGATTTTGAGAAGCTTGGATATAAAGTAAGCGTGCAGGTATTAATGGCTTCTGACTATGGCGTGCCACAAAATAGAAGAAGAGCTGTTTTTGTAGGATTGGCAGATGGGCGAGAATTTGTTTTCCCAGAAACAATTAAAACAAAAAAAGTTACATCATATGAAGCATTAAGTGATTTGACAGAAAATTCTGTTCCTGATGGTTCACCATATCCTATTGAAGCTACAAGCGATTACCAACGTTATGCTCGTATGGGAAGTTCTGGCATCTACAATCATGACATAACTATCCATAATGACAAAACAAAGGAAATCATTGCTATGGTACCAGATGGAGGTAATTATAAAGATCTTCCGATAGAGTTACAACAGACAAGAAAGGTTCATATAGCATGGACACGTTTATGTAGTACTAAACCAAGCATAACTATAGACACTGGACATCGCCATCATTTTCATTATAAATGGAATAGAATACCAACAGTAAGAGAGAGTGCACGAATACAATCATTTCCAGATGAATTTATATTTTTGTGCAGTAAAACCAGTCAATACAAACAGGTTGGAAATGCTGTTCCGCCTCTTATGGCTAAAGCTGTAGCTCAACAATTATGTAATACATTATGGCAAGAAAAAAAATAATATATTATAAAGTTCCAGATAATTACTGGTTCAGAATTCATTTTGTTAGACCTCGCTTCAAAGGCAATATAGAGAATGTTCTACTCTATATGGCAAATGAATGTTGTCGAATTCCGAAGTGTTCTTGTGAAGAATATAATAAAAAGTACTTCAATGCTATAAAAATGTTCCCTGGTAATATTGATATGGCTGATAAGACTTTACACAATTGGCGTACTGAAATACCTGCATTATTCGGCTTTTATAAAGAGGATAAAGAAAATGATGTTACTGAAACATCAAAAATGGCATTCTTTCTCCATGAGCATCAAGATTTGACACAATTCTTACGTTTATTTTTGTTCTCTTTTCAGTTTCCAGGTGGGCATATGAAACCTAAAGATATAAAGGATATCATATATCATGGAATAAGATTTAAGCCTGCAAGAACAATTATCCAGGTGCTCATGGCCGGCAATAAGATATTAGGAGAGGAAGGAAGTGAAAAAGAAATGTCTATATCTGCAGAGGAAGCTACGTATTGCATTTTTAATGATATTCGTGTAACGAGTAGTAAACTAACTCCTGATAAAATTGCGCATACAATATTAGATAATAGAAAAAATAAAGTTAAGTATTATAATCCTAATGACTCTAATACCCTGTCATTAAAGGGTACAGCGCGTACGAAAGGTGATATGACTCGCTATGCAGGTGACATACTTGATTATATGGAAATATATAATCCGCAAATCCAAATTTCCGCAGAATCCGAAACGAAGCGTTCGATTTTCAGGGAAAAGGACAAAACGAAGCGTTCAAAAAAGGAAAGCGCGCAACACTCAAAAAGCCGAAACAAAAGTTTTGTAATGACCTCTGTTTCGGCTTTATAATTTCATAAAAAATGGCTTTATAACGGCATTAAAATAAGGCTCAAAAGTTTGGCCTTCTACTTGAAAAATTGTATCTTTGTTCAGTGCTAAGCAGCTGTTTTATGAACTAATTTTTCCTGTTTCTTATACAGCATCATGTCTGTATATTCGGCAGAATAATTCATGTGGGCATTGAATTCCTTTTTTGTACAACCCTCAAAAGGATTGCCAATGGTTTTGTTTGCTCCAATCCATTCACACAGTTCAAGTATGGAGGATTTATTGGATGTGAAATAAACGAAGGAATGCTTTTCGAGTATCTTTAAAACATCCAAATAATCAGACAAGCGCCAATACATATTGTACGTACCAACATCAGTGGAAAGATAAGGCGGATCAATTAAAAAGACGACTCCGGGAACATCCTTATATTGGTTGAATACTGCTTTGTAGTCGCATGATACAATTTCAAGCCCTTTTAAGTAGTCAGAAGACTCCGGATAACCGGTCTTGCGAATGTTGTTATAAAGGACTTCCTTGCGCATTTCGGCTACAGACAATTTATACTTCATGGAGAACATAAGTGAGGATGATAAGGTTATAAAATCCACGTACCCAACATTTAGTTCTTCTTCCTCGATACGTTTAAAAATGCGTTCTCTAAGTTCCCCTTTAATTGGTTTATGTTTGGGTATCGAATTACCCACCAGCTCCCTAATATCGGCAAGCAGTTTATTTGTCTGTGGGATATTTTTCAGTCTGAACCGGTAGTTGTCGAAGTCATTGTAGACAACAGTAGCATCGGGCTTGCTTCTTTTGGCTATATGCGAAAGAAGTCCGGAACCGCCAAACAAGTCCACAAACACGGTATCTTCAGGGAACTGTTCCAAAACTTTAATAAACTCTTTAGCAAACATTCTTTTTTGGCCTACAAATGGCAGTGGTGCAGATAAATTCATATTCTTCATACGTTCAAGTCAAATTTAATGTTTTCAACTCCGGATAACAGTTCCAGAGTCCGGTCAATGTTATTTTCATATATATGCACATTTCCAAGGTCAAGGGTTATGGACTTCAGGGGAAGCTCCACCTGCCTTGCCATCAGATAAAGATGATAAATATCAGCCGGAAGCCCAAGGTTCGCATCAGAACTACGCTGATATGCAGATAGCACCAATTCTCCCTCATCAATTTGGAACTGCACAAGACTCAGGCAGGGTGCCTGGTTGCTTTCCACCCCGGTTTCTCCAAGAAACAGGACATAATTCTTGCTGTTGCGCTTTTCCCGGTTAATCCTGGTTATGAGGGGTGGAAGCTTTTCAAAGTAAGTTGGATAGCTGTTTACAAGGGTATGGCCGCAATAATCCCACCAGGTAATCCCTGCCTCTTTGTATTTTTCCACATCCCGGACTCCTTGCATAAACAGTTTCAATTCCTCTTTCAGCTTTTTCCTGGCTATCCCGTGGCTTTCAAATATGTCAAGTAAATCAGCGGGGGTTAGCATGAGCCTTTCGTTTAATAGATACTTGATACGCCCTTTCCTATTGGTCTGGATTTTGCCCGTTTGGAGTATCTTGTCTAATGTCTGGTAATACTTATTCATGAGCTTTATTTTTGGTTGTACAAAGGTAGCTCTACCGGACAACACAAGGCATCCCCGGCACATCAATCACACTGCACCGAGCGTGCAGTGCTTTCCAAACCGTTTGATAACATCATACACCTTACGTTCGCTTACCGAATATTTATTTGCCAAAAACGCCACTGCATAAGTGGTCTTTTCACCTTGTTTTTTCATGACCTCATACTCCGTATATAAGTCTATGAATCGAAGGTCATCCTGCTTGCCGCCCAAACTTATAAGCATTTCAAGCGGTTCTCTGTTAAATTTAAGTGCTTCAAACAATGTCATATCCAATCATTTTTGTACTTTTGCAATGCCAATCATTTATTTAATGCGTAAAAACGCCACGAGAGTGCGGCAGAGGGCATTGCCCCCGGTCGCGCACTCTCGTGGCGTTTTGTGTTAATAAATGATTGGCGTCTATATTAACAGGCCGGGGGCTTTTTTTATCCCTCCCCCGAAGGGATTGTCAATCACTCAATCCGATATAATTCCAAATTGAACTTGTCCTTTTTTTCCCAGCCTTCAGCCAGAACTGTCTGAATGAATCCTACTGCTTTTGTATAGAAATCTTTCAGTTCTTCTAACTGAGTAAAAGTATGGTATTCCGGTTGTTCATCCGAACCAAACTTAAACGTCACTGGCAGGGTTTCTCCGCCCGTCTGAACGGCCAAATCGTATGCTGCCTTATAGTTGTACTGGTTCTCCACAGAAAGCCATACATGGGCACCATTATAGGCGAATCCGGATAGGATAGCCGCATCAGTCTGGCTGTTATACCAGGACATAACCAATGTGTGGATTTCCTCATCAGTAGGCTTATGCCCGAACTCCTCTTCCATGTAGGAGGCAGAGCCGTTCTCTTTTTCCTGCACATCCCATCGGATGCGCCATTTGTCTTTAACCGGGTTCGTGCATTCCATCAGCGAAACCCCGGAACTTCCTTCAACTCTTCTCATGTAAACACGTATTTGGTTCTACCTTTGCCGAATGTCTCTGTCTTGATGGTCGTTTCAAACGGGAAACCATCCGGCATTTCCTTTACTTGTGCGAGAATATTCTTCATTTCCTCGCTGTTGGTGAAGAACTTCTTTGCCTCGCCGTTCACTTCGATGGCCACAATACAGCGGTCTTCTCCCTGCTCGGTTTTGATACCGGTCTCAAAGTCCTTCACTACAATGGGTAAGTTTACCAGTTCCCGGATGCTTACCACCACTCCGGGGAATCGCTTTTTACCGTCTTCCGGCTTGTAAGCGACATTCAAGTCTTTAAAACTTCTCATTTCTTTGCCTGTTAATTTTTTAAACAACTTATTACAGTCGGCGTGCTTCGTCATGCCGTAGAAACTGGCAATCAGTTCCCGCCGTCTTTTTCTCGATTTTACCTCGTGCATTTTCCGGGCAAACTTCTGTTTGATGCGTTTCCGCAATCTTACATAGTCGGGACGGATAACATAGCCAAGGAAATCAATGCCTTCTTCCACAGGGAACACCCGTTCATTCGGCTTTATTTCCAAGTCTATTTTTCCCATTTGCCCGTGAACAGCATCACGAATCTTCCACAATTCCGCTTTCGTTTTACCGAGTACCAGTCCGTCATCGCAATAGCGATAGTAATAACGAACCCCGTACTTATCCTTCAGATAGTGGTCTAAAAATACAGACAGAAGCAGATTTCCTGCCCCTTGTGAACTGCGCAGTCCGAAACTGATACCTTCCGGCAGCAGCTTAACAAACCGCTCCAACAAGACCAACAGCCTTTTGTCCTTGAACACCCTCCGGAAGCACCACATAACAAAGTCCTGCCGCGCATTGTCATAAAACCTCCGGATGTCAAATTTGTATGCGTAAAGCGTGCCTTCCGGATTTTTTTGCAAATCGGTACGTATGCAGTTCATCAGGTCATGAGTACCGCGCCTTTTGATGCTTGCACCGGTTGTCCGGATATAACGTTTTTGCAGGTGGCGGTCCACCACATTCATGATGGCAAACACAGCGATGCGGTCTTTCATGGACAGGATCTGCAAAATACGTTTTTTACCGTATTCTTCAATTTCCCTCTCATGGTAGCCGCCCAGCCGGAATGAGCCGTCCGCAATGGAAGCCGTCAGTTCGGTGATAATCTTCTCCCTATGGGCAAGCAGGAATCGTCCCTGCCTTGACCTCTTACGATCGGTTCCGCGAAGTACCGAATCGAATGCCTCCGACATATTGGAGTATTCGATGATTTCCTCGATAATATATCCTTCCCTGCGCATAAGCTATTGGTTAATAAACATGGAAGATGAGGGCCTTCCTTTCCCCGGGTCTGACTTCTTCGAACTGATAACAGCCTACCAAACTCCACCCGACGCGTGATTTTTCAGCTTTCCACCTTTTCTGGTGCTGTTGCTGTGGCTTGCTCCCCTCGGCACCGCTTCGGGGACACGTCCCCGCTGCTGTACGCCGATTTGTTAGATTTCCAGACGCGAGCCGACATTCGCATTCGTATTCGAAGCATCGTTATTCGCATTCGCATTCGACACACCGCCATTCGCATTCGCATTGTTGTACCCGCGATAGACCACACGGACTATTGGGGAACTCTACCGCTTGCAAAGTTACTGATTTAACAGGCAAAACAGATAAACGAATTACACTATCATCCAAAATAAAACGGATATACTGCCACCCGCGACGGTGAGCCCCCAATCAATCCAGTCCCAAGGACTTCCCCGAAGAGTATCTTTCAGTTCCAGACAGGAAGCTGCAATGGCCGCAGCATAAAAGGCCGTCCAAGGAGTAAATCCCAATAGACCTACCATCAAACCACCGATAAGATGCTTGTAACGGTTACTCATTTTTAAAAATGCGATAATCTTTTTCAT